CACTTGCCGAACACGAGACTGAACTTGCTGGTGAGAAATGCATAAAAATGCTTTCTCAGTTGCGACAGCCACGTTTTCGTGAATCAGTAACCTTACTGGATCACGATCACGCGAATGTAGTTCGAAAGGCGAGAGGGTTATTATATACCCTTCTTTCGTCTTTCGATCCCAAGGATATCGTCCCGGCACACGGACCCGGAGCAGTCTCTACTAAAGAGAAGCTCTGGGAGAAGTATACCTGGCACGAGATCCCCACGCGGTTGCTCGAAGCGTACCCACTTGATGCGTATTTTTACGCATCATTAGGACACTTCTGCGACTCACTGAATGAGATAAACTCAATCAGTGATGGTGAGTCTCCGGCGCGAGTAATCCTCGTACCTAAAGATTCACGCGGCCCGAGGCTTATTTCCTGTGAACCGCTGTATTTTCAGTGGATTCAACAGGGTATCTCTCAGGCTCTAGTGAGACACGTAGAGTCTCACCCCCTCACAACGAGAAGGGTGAACTTTACAGACCAAACGCCCAATCGGATTGGTGCTCTGTGGGGTTCCGTGAGTGGCAAATATGCTACTCTCGACCTTAACGAAGCTTCCGACCGAGTGAGTCTAGGTCTTGTTCGCTTACTGTTCCCAGATAGCTTTGTTGCTACGCTGGAGGCAGTAAGATCGCGCAACACTGAGTTGCCAAACAAGAAGGTTCTCGGCTTGACGAAACATGCTCCTATGGGGAGTGCTTTATGCTTCCCTATATTAGCATTGTCGGTTTGGGCCATCCTTAATGCGGCCGCTCAGGACGACGATACGCGTGAGCGTATACTAGTGTATGGCGATGACGTCATAGTCCCAGTAGAATATGCTGGGGAAGCTATGGAACAACTCGAATTCTTCGGTTTAAAAATAAACCGGGATAAGAGTTGCATCAAAGGACTCTTTAGAGAGTCTTGTGGCATGGACGCCTATATGGGTGTCAATGTTACGCCAGTTCGTTTACGAACTGTTTGGTCATCATTGCCCAGTGTCGACGTTTATACCAGCTGGATAGCTTACGCTCACCTTTTCTGGTGCAAACGTATGTTCCATACATACGAGTTAATCGTGGGGATGCTCGAAAAAACATATCGGGTCATCCCTGGTGCAGAGTTGTTCTTTCCTACTCAAGAAATTGATAGGCTAGTCCAACTTTGTAACCCCAAGGCATTGGAACTTCCAGTGCCGTGTCTGTATGG